GTATCGTTAAATTTAGCATAAAACTCTACTATTACAGGCTTGTTTTGATTATCACCAAAAGCTTGTTTTTCATTTATCTTACTTTCAAAATTATCATCTGTAATCCACTCTTGAGCATTTATATTAAATGATAATAAAAGTAATATTATATTTAAATATTTCATTATCTTTGTTTACTTTGTATCTCGTACAATCTTTCGTCTATTTTATCGATAGTTTCTTTTATTTCTTCTACATCTTCTTGAGTATCCATAATTGTCTGACGAATCAATTCATCTTTTAAATCATACTCTATTCTATCAATAGCTGGTTCAGGTAATGTTTTCGCTTCAGCTATGTCTGCTTGTAATCCAAACCACATACCTGCTAGCGTTACTACAAAACCTACTATCATACCTATTGTTTTAAGATCTAGTGTTACTTTAGTTTCTTCTCCTATTTGTGGTGCTCCTGCCATTTTATTTAAGTGTTATATTTAAACCAACTGAACTGTTATATATCTTGCTATCCCAAAACTTAGTATATTCGCCTTCAACAAATATACCTAGGTTTTTGTTTAGCTTCCAACCAAAGACTACACCGGCTTGATAATCGTCCCATTGTTCAAGATCTGAATCTTGACGAAGACCACCGAGTCCCCAATTGTTTCTATTTAAATAACTAAAGTCTTCATCACCTTTAACATACTTGTGATATGGTAATAAATACGAACCATAAGCATGAAGCCAGAAGTTATTTTTGTAATGATAAAAGTCAAAACCGACAACAGGTGAAACTAAACCAAACTCATCTAACTCACCCCAAACCTCGTTATTATAACGATTAATCAAGTTTTCAAACACTGTGTCACGAAACTGTAAATCAGTATAAGCCACTACGTTTCCTTCTGGATCATACCAATAGTAATCATATACTTGCTCGCCATCAATATCAATAGTAACCCATTGATCAGTAAAGCCATAGTTATAACCTAATTGATACCAATAGTTAACAGGCCAACCATTTTCATCGGTTTCGTTTAACCATATTTCTATAGGATTATAACCATAAGGTCTTTGATGAGTGCGAAACATAGCGCCAGCATTTAAAGAAAATTTTTCACCAATAGGTAGTTTAGCTCTTAGCTCTGCTGATTTATAATTAAAATTAACTCTACCTTGTTTTCTACTTTCTATCTTCGCAATATGATATTTACCGCTGTGTTTTAAGAAATATCGATGATTTTTAAATACTTCATCTCTGGATCTTTCTTTTTCAACATGTACTAGATATTCAAAACCTTTAATCGGTGAATTAGAAGCTGCTAAACCTACGTTAGATTCAGTCCCATCGTAATAGTTTTTGCCTTTAACTTCATAATCAAACCTAGCAATTTTTCTAATACCAAAACCGTAGCGATAATCATAGTCATAATAGTCTGTACCATCAACTACAACTGGTGGTTCATATAAATTTCCACTAGGATTAGTTCTTACAAAATAATCTTTAGGTTGTTCTTTAGGATTTTGTATATCACCTGCTAAGTAAATTGTACTATACTCAAATAAATCTTCGTATATAGTTTTAAATAAACCTTTTTTATCTTGAGCGTTAGCAGAGACCGCAAACACCGCCGCAAAGAGGACAGTTAAAATTTGTTTCATTTGTCATTTTTTCTTAATTTACGTTGTTTTCTTTTTTTCTTTTCCCACTCTGTAATAATATAAACCGCAACGTTTATTTCTTTAGGTTCTACACAGTGGTTTGTTTTAATTACTTTTACTTTATAGTTAGGTAATTTTTTTTCTTCTACTGTTACACATTTTTTTCTTACTTCTTGTGAAAACGTGATCATAGAAAATAATAATAATAAGATTAAAATAGAGTTTTTCATTTTATTTATAGTTTTTAAACATTAATTTATACAACAATTTGTTCCAAGCTTGCTGTAGCTTATCAATTAGTTTTTTCATTTTTTTGGTTTTATGTAATATTGTATTGTGCCATCAGGTCTTTCTACTTGCATAAAATCAACGCCGCTTTGACCTTCTGGTATATAATGGTTTGGTCCTGACAATGGAATTTTTTTAGTAAATCCTAAAGATTTAACTTTAGCAACATCTTTTTTATGTTTTTCTTTAAGTTTTTCCTGCTCTTGCTCTTCTTTTTTAATAGTACTTTCTCTACCCCAATATGGTAGGTTTAAATTCCAACCGCTCCAACCCATTATTAAAGCTATTCTTTGCCAAGTACTTGTTTCTTCATCAAACGCTTGAGCTACATTCATCATTTTTCTTAACACTCTATCTACAGGAATATTAGTGGCAGCTGAAACAAATTGAGCTACAGCTAAATAAGCAGGGTTTTCTAAACTCCAACCTCTTTTTCTAATATCACTCATATTCCACTCAAAAGTTTTAGCACCTGATTTTAATTTTCTAATCTTTGCATCTACAACTGGAGACACATTAAACACTTCATCTACAGCATCTATATATTTAGGACTTTTCTTTTCCATTTCGCTTAACACCCTCATGCCAACGTTTTTAACTGTTGAAACTAATACTCCACCAAAACCTAAACCATTTAATAGAGAGTCAAGCATACCGTTAGCTATTCTTGCGGTTCTATCTGCTTTTGTTCTATCATCTTCTTCTTCATCATCAAACGCCACTGCAAACAATGCTTGTTGTAAGCCGTTAAAAATTAAGTTTTGAACTCCTACGTAATATAAGATATTTGACATATTACTTAAATCACTTTCTTTTTGAGTCATACCAGGTTTTGTACGTCTATTATACAGATCTTGTATAGCTTTTTTAGTTTTTCTATTATACTGCATTGTAACATTTTGAAAAGCTAAAAGAATACGACCACCATAACTAGCTTGTTGAGTAGATATTTTACTAGGATTACTTGACTGCTGTGTTTCTTCAGCTATAGCATAAAAATCATCAAACGCTTGTTCTTCTGCTTCAGCTTTAGTATATTTTTTATCTGTTTTAGGGTTTATTCTATTCTGTAAAGAATTAACTCTATTTATATAAAATGTTGCACCACCTGTAGCAATAGCTAAACTATCCATTATTCTAGTTATTACAAAACCTTTATCTAGTAAATAACTAATCATACCTTGCAAACCATCTTTGTTTGCGGCTTCTGTTAATTCAGCTTCGCTTACATTTATTTTTAAACCATCACGTCTGTTAACAAGATAATCAGAGTTCATTAACTTTAATACAGTTGGCACATACTCTTTACTTGTAAAAGCTTTTGCAGCGTTATATATATTATTATCACCCCAATTTATAAAATTTACATTAGATATAAGCTGTAATAAACCTGATCGCATGTTTAAGAACATAACATTACCTACAGAAGCATTTAACCAATCAAGCATTTCATTAACCTGTCTAGCACCACTTCCAACAAATACTGGTCTATTGCTACCAGTTTTCATCCTACGTAATGAATCACGCATTGCTTCAACCCATTTACTTCCATAAACAGCTTCAAGCTTATTCATGTTTTTATCTGAAAATATTATATCAACGTTTTCTTGCCACTCAGTTAAAAGTTGAGATCTATAAGTTGTATCTAAACCTCTTAATATATCCGACGCTATAGTTCCACCAGCCCAACCGTTTGTTGGAGCGGGGTATTGACCACCTTTTTGTACTAATAAAACATTTTCTGCAAATGGTAATAACTCTAAATCATTTTCTACAGCTGCAACTAAATCGTTTATATCTTTTTGATCAATCCCAGGTATATCCATGCCTTGTTTGTTCCAAAGCCAAACTCTAACCGCATGAGATTTAGTATATGGACCAACACCTATTTGTTCGTTTAGTGGATTTCTATTAATACCTAATACGTTTTTCTTAGATTTTAAGCTTGGAAAAGCTTTTTTAATAGCAGCTAAATCTGAAGCAACAGTAGTTTTAGCAGATAATAAAGTTTGTTCAGCTTTATTATAAGGATCTATTAAATTATCTTTTATAAACTTTAAATGTTTATCACCTTGTCTACCTTTACCAGCTACGTCATACAGTAAACCTAAAAAATCTGCAGCTGATGGAGTTATTGTAAATTGATTTATAAATCTTCTAAATAAACCACCGTCTTTTTTCTTACCTTCTAACCTAGCTCTTACAGCACTTACAGTTTCACCTGCTTTTCTACCTGTAACTTCTTCTATTTGCTGGTTCCACTGCTGATCTAATGTTTTAGGTTTTTCTATAATAGCTTGTTGAACATCAGAGTTTACATCTATTTGATCTAATACGTTTTTAACTTGTTGCACGTTTAATAATGAATCATCAGAAAAATAAAAATCATTATAACCATCTTTAGCTTTATCTAAAAACCAATCAGCTTTAGCTTGGGGATCACCATTTCCAAGAGCTGTAATATTTTTTAATGGTATATTTAAACCTATACCTTTTAAAAATGTTTGTATAGCTTCTACTGAAGCACCAGGTCTAGCTGTAACTACAAATATATCTTTTGGTCCAAACTTTTTTTGCTTTTTTCTAGCTTCATCTACCATTGGACCTTCTAGCGTAGACACATCAACATTTTCAAAATTAGTAAAATCAAATTCAGCACCTTGCGCAGTAAGCTCTTCTGCTTGCACGGCAAATTCACCTGATGTAAGTTCACCTGTAGTACCATCTGGCATTGTATATAATACTTTTTCTTTTGTTAACGCTAGTGTATCATCAAAATCAAAAGCACTTAAACCTTTTGTTTCTTTACTTGTTTTTTGAGCTTCAACTCTAACATCTTGCGAATTAACCAATGTTTGTTTAACTTCGCTTGGACTTTGTTTAGTAGTAATAATATCACTAGCTATATTAGCGGTATTAGCTCTTGCTACGTTTTCACTTTTTAATAAATTTTTTACAACCGGACTTTCCATTAATTTACCAAAAGAAGCAGGATTACCTAAGTCATATTTAGATTTTACATTAGATTTTAAATTAGCAGGAACAAAAGCTAATGTAGGAGTTATATTTCCATTATTATCTGTTTTAGATCTTTTAAATCTAAAAACCATATCAACACTTCCTTGTAAAGCTGGTACATCTAAACCCAAAGGATTTTGACCCATGTAAAATAATCCTTGTCCTTTTATATTTATATAATAAACAGGTGGTTTCTTTTTATTATAAAGTTCTACAACTACCTCAGCATCCATTTCTTGCTTAACAGTTGTTGGTATTTGTAAACCCGCGTCTTGATTATTATTCCAAGCAGTGAGAGGTATTTTTTTAGAACTTGTAGTTAAGTCAACACCTTGATCTGTAATACCTTTAGCCCAAGCTTTTAAATTAGGTTTATTTTTCTTAACTAATTTATCCATTTCTGCTTGAAGCTCTGGACTATAATAATCGTTTGTGAATTTAAACTTATTAGTTTTAAAATCATAAGTACCATTAACACTACTATATTGAGCATTTTCAAGTTTAGATTCACCTAAAAACTCTATACCATTTAATTCAAAAGCAAAATCAAAATTTCTATATCTACCTTTTTCACTAGGTTTTTTTAGTATAACTTTTAATCCTGGATATTTTTTACTTAATTCTATAGCGTTATTTATAACTAACTGCTCATAGGCTTTATCTCTTTTAAAACCAGTAAGCGCTGATATTTCATCTATTAAATATTGTACATCAACAGCATCGCCTTCAACGTTTTCTTGAGTAAGACCTGCTTCTTTCATTACTGGTTCAACCTCTGTTGATTTTAAACCAGTAATTTTTACAATATAATCTTTTGCAGCTTTAAAAGCTTTAGCAAATGATTTAGTTTTTTGATAAACAGTTTTAAATGTTTTTAAAGCAGTTCTAATAGTTTTTGCAATAGGAGTTATAGGATTAGCACCAAGTGTTCCTTCCATACTTTTTATATATGAATCAACTCCTTGTATCATACTATCTAACACGTCTTCAACAACATCTAACGAAGTATCTTCTTTAACTCTTTGATCAGCATCTTTTTGAAACTGATCCATAAATTGCTCAGCGTTTAAATCAGAACCTTTTAGTTCTAACACATCGTTAAGCTTGTTCATAAAATCAGTATCACCTTTCATTGCTTGTACTTCTTCTACTACAGCTCCTTCTGCTAATATACTAAATAAAGACTGTGATCTTTTTTCGTTTGCTTTAAAATAATCTTTTATTTTTTGTATAGTTTCTGGAGTTGTTTTAGGTATTCTAAATACTTGCTTTTTAAAATCAGTACGTTTACCATCTCTAACGTTTTTAGTAGGTGTTCTACCTATTTCTTCTATACCAAACAATTTACCAAATCTACCTTTAATAGTAGACAAAGGTAGTGAATTTATAAAATTTTGATTAACAACATCATCAACAAATTGATTATATTCTGGTGAGCCAAATCTACCTATTGCACCTTTAATAACATTTCTAATTTCTTTTTCTTGAGTTTTGCTTATAATATCTTTTGCTACTACATCTGGACTAACCCCTTTGTCGTTAATAGATCTTATTATTTCATCTTTAACTTTAGTATTTTGTGTTTCTCTTACTTCAGGTGTAAGTTTTTCTGCAACAACTTCTAGCTGAGATGGATAAACTTTAGGTCTTTGTGGAACTTCTTGTCTAGCATCAGTTTCAACTTGAGTATCAGCTACTTGTCTAGCACCTTCAACGTCTAAGCTAATACCTCTTTGACCTATACTAGCTTCAGCGTATATTTCTTGCATTTTAGGTCTTAAAGAATTTGTTACATATGTGCTCCAAGTAACTCCTTTTGCAGGATCAAAATTATTTATAATTGGACCAAGTTTAGAGTTAATAGTTTCTAACACTCTACTTCTTGGTATTGTACCTGCTTCAGTACTAAATCTAACAGCTTCTAAATATAAGTTTTGATTACTATCTATTAAAGCTTGTTGAGCTTGATTTTGAGCAGCTTGGCTAGCATTAGGATCTTTTATTGTTTCAAGTAATGTTTCATTTATACCATCAGCAGAGTCATCTACTTCTATATCTGTTTCTTGTACAGTTTCACTAGCTCTTCTAGTTGGTAAAATACTCATACCTACAACATTGTCTCTTTCAGCTTTAGCCTCTGCTGCTAATTCTATTAACCTTGTATTTATTTCATTTACTCTTGTTGTTTCTTCTTGTGTTAAAGCAGAGTCATCAACTTGTTTTATTATATTTGTTAGTTTCTTTTTTTCTACAACTAGAGAATTAGCCTCTGTATTATCACCTAATCCAATAGGGTTTAATTTTTGAGTAGCACCTTCTATATCTCTATATTGAGCTTTTATTTCAACAGCTTTTAATGGAGTTATTTTACCTTCAACAACACTTTGTTTTAATTTATCTTCTAAAACTGATTTAACTCTTTTATTTTGAGATAATCTTATAGCTGTTTCAGATACTTCAGTAGTAGGTTCAAAGACCGCTTCTATATCAGCGAAATTAGTGCCTTTTATTTCTTTATTTATTTGATAATTAGCAATTGTATTATCTAATTTTTTAGTTTGAAAATTTATAACTTCAGAACCAACAGTTATTGGAGCTGTACTTAATCCAGTTACAGCTTCAAAACCAATTTCAGCTACATCCATTTCTTGATCAGCTGCTATTCTACCAGCAACTTCACCAGTACCACCACCTATTGCTTCTACTGCTAAACCAGCTGTAGTAGCTGTCGGTTTTCCTAAACCTGCTTTTACAACTTTACCGGTAATACCTTTTGCTAATCCACCAGTTAAACCCTCTATAACACCTATAGCAATACCTCTACCTACAGCTTTCTTTTTTAAATCTTTTAACTTTTCTGGATCTTCTAATATAGCTTTTATTTTTTCTTTATTAAGATCTTCTCCTACTTCTTCTTGCAATAATTCTGAAAATGTTAAAGCAGCTTCCATACTAGCAGCTCCACCTCCAATTAAACCAGCCATACCTCCAGTAACTGTTCCTACACCAGGTATAACACTACCTGCTGCGGCACCAGTACCACCTGCTAAAGCCGCTGCTGTACGAACTTCATCTGATCTTAATGATCCAGCTTGTGTAGCTATAGAACTTACTAGCAATGTTGGTAATATAGTGGGATTTTCAGTAACTCCTTTTAAAAAACCATAAATACCTTTACCGTTTTCTTCATATATTTTGCTAAAACTTCTCATTTCATCTGACTGCATTTGTGAAGAAGCATCTTTATTAGCATCTAAATAAGCCTGTACATCTTCATCGCTTATGTTTCCACCATTTTTAAATAATTCAAAAACAGGATCAACAACACCAGATTGAGCATAACCTTGTTTTCCTGCTCTCCATAAATCACCTAAAAAATCTGCAACAGGATTTAATGCTGGTATATATTTATCAGTAAATTTTTCTACTTCTGTAGCGTTTAATTTGTCAAAACTTACTTTTGGTAATATTTCATTTTGAAATATACTAGCAGTTTTTAATGTTATTTCAGGTTGACTTATAGAATAATCTTCTGATTCATCATATTCTTTTTCAAGTTCTTTAGCAGCGTATTCTTGTAGTTTTAGTTTTTGTTCAGTAGTTAAATCATTAAAATCAGGTGATTTTATGTTTTGAGTAAATTCTTCTATAGAAAAAACAGGTGCTTCTTGTTCTATTGGCTCAGTAGCAGATTCAATAGTTAACTTTATAGGTTTTTCTTCTACAACTTCTTCAACTTGTGGTTGAGGATTTTTCTTCTTCCATTCCTCCACTTTAGCATATATCTCTTCTTGAGATAAATTCTGATTCTGTAAAGAAATAACGTATTCTTGTAGAGTCATTTAACTTAATTTGTTATCTTGTAAAAACTTATCTGCTTTCGCTTTTTTACCTTCTTCTAAATCAAACACAGCTGCGTCAGCTTGTACTGTAGGTATTTGATTAGTAGTAAATTGTTTTAAATAGTTGTTCATGAAATACTCTTTGTATTTTGTCATGAATAATTCTTTTTTATTCTGCTGTAGTGGTAAATCTTTTTCATAAGACCAAGCTACAAAACCAGCATTAGCATTTTGCGCCATCTGATCATCTTCAGAAACACTAGTGTCAGCACCAATAAATACGTTCCATGCTGCAACTACTGATTGTTCAGAGCTTAATAAACCAGCTACTTCAGCGTTTATAAATGGAGTTACTTTTCTTTCAATTTTATCTAAATCATATTTAAGTAAGTTTCTACCTTTACCCATACCTATATCTATAATTTCATAATCGTAACTACCATCAGAGTTTTTTAATACAAACTCGTCTGCTATTTTAGCACCAGGCATTAATTCACCTGTTTCCGGGTTAGTTGAATTACCTGCCATTACGCCAACTTCGCTTAATAATCTTAACATGTCTGCATTTATATCTGGAGTTTCAGCTACCATATCTGTATTAGAAGCAATTAGAGCATCTAGAGATTCACTATTTATTACAAAAGGTTGTTCTAGCATAGGACCTTCAAAAACCATCTCTTGACTTCCGTTTGAATTTAAGTGTAAAGATATATTATAACCATCGTTTTTTGCAAAAGTAGGTTTACCTGATAATATACTATAAGCTACAGCGTATTTATAATCTTGATTAACATCATAATAATTATCTTCTGTAACGCTTAATTGTGATCCTATGTTACTAATAAAATCCATAGATTTTTGAGGCGCATCCATTAAGTATTTTAATTGTTGATTTTCTCTATAACAAGTAGCGTCAACACAATCGTTGTTTTGTATAGCTGTTTTTAGCTTAGCGTAAACCTTACCAGTGCCTTCATAAGCGTTATCTAATAATCTAAAATTATAATCAGCTTGACTAGCAATATATTGTTTATTATAACCAAGCGCGTTACTCTTGTTTAGTTGTTTTATAAACAGATTAATTTTTATATTTTTATCTTCCATTATAATTTATTTATTAATCAAAATCAGCTTCACCTAATAAACTAGCTGCTGCACCAATACCTCCTGTAAAAGCCGCTGTAGCATCTGCGCTTGCTTGAGCCGCCGCGCCTCGTAAAGCACCTATTTGATTAGCTAATCTATTTAATTGTTGCATTTCTCTTTGTTCTCTTTGAGTAAATACAAATTGATCACCAGCAACTTCTGCTTGTTGTATTCTTTGAGCTTCTGCCATTTGTTGTCTTTGTAGTGCCGCTTCGCCTTGAGCTCTTGCCTTTTCGTTTGCAACTTCTTGTGATTCAATACTAGCAGCAACACCTTTTTTAGCTTGTAAAGCAGCTTGTGCTAATGCGGTTGCACTACCAGCGCCACCACCTGTAGCTCTAATAGTATCTAAAGTGTTAGCTAAAGCTACATCTGATTGTTCTATTTGCATTTCAGCAGCTTGCGTAGCAACCGACAAGCTAGCAAAAGGATTAGACAACATTGAACTTAAATCGGTTACGTTTTCATAAGGATTTATTATTTGTTGTCTATTATTTTCTAGTCTATTTAATTTACTTTGTAATCTGCTTGCTTCACGCTCTCTACGTCTAGCTTCACGTTTAGCTCTACTTGAACCAAATATTCCGCCTACGACACTAATCGCACCGCCTATAATTGCACCTGTTGCTGACATAGTTTATTTTTTTATTATTTTATTGATAACCATTATTTGCTATATATTCACTTCCAACAGCAAACAACTCTTTTTCACCTCCAACATCTGTTACCGAGTCTGTTGCTATTGTTACTGTTGCAAAAAATCCTTTAATACCTGACATAGATGAGCCAAAAGCTATTTCACCTGAAGCAGCGCTGCTATTGTTTATTAAATTTGCAACATATTTATTTTCTTTTCTATTAAAACCAGCGTAGTTAAAAGGAAGCACAATCGCTGATGTACCTGTGTTTGCAGGAGTTGCTGAGTCATAAGTTCCTTGAACATAACTATATATTAAAGCGCTTGTATCTTGAAAATCAACCCAGTTGTTATTAGAGTAATTTAAATTTTTACCCGTTAAATCTGAAACAAAACTATTTATTTGCCAACCATTACTTCCTTCATAATCAACAGTTTTAAAGTTTTTAGATATTGACACTGCTGGATTAAAAACAAACGTAATAGAACTAGGTTTTATTGAACCACCATCATTAGGATAGAACTTATTTCTAACACCTGCTAAAGAATAATGCTCATATAAAGAACCAAATTTTACGCTATAAAACTTATTACCTAAACTAAACATGTGATCTGGTTTATAAGTAAAAAAGCTAGTCCAACCTTTAATATTTTCGTCCCATGTTAATGTTTCATAACCTTCTTCAAATGTAAATTCATTTGCTCCTGATTCTTGAGTAGATAAAACATATTGTTTATTATAAATATCCCAACCCCCTATTATTTTACCTGGAACTCCTGCTACATTTATATCTGTTCCTAATCTGTCTCTAAAATAATCTATCATATTAGCTGCTGATATTTCTTGTATTTGACCACCAACTAGTTTTAATATTACATTATTATTTTTATCAGAAAAATATTTTGCTGTTCCATAAAAAGCAAAACTCTGAGGATCTTTACTAATACCATATTTACCTGGAAAAGGAACTATTTGACCTATTACTAAGTTTTGTTGTGTAACAGCTGTTCCAGATCCTTCTGCAGAATATATAGCGTCTTTATTTATTAAAGCTTTATTTATTTTTAATTCTTGAAATATAGTTAAATTAGTATTTTCTGCATGAAGTTTTTGTATTGAACCATTTGATGGATTTAATGATTTAACTATATTATCACCAACTGAAAAAACATTTGTTTCATTAATACCTGTTCTAGAATTAAATATACCAGAGTATATCATACTATTACCTCTTACAGAACTATTTGGCTCTTCTTCTACTAAATAAGCTTTAGCCCCAAAAGATACAGTTGTGTTGTTATAACCACCATTTATTCTTGATTCTTCAATAACCCAGTTGTTACCTATGTCTGTATTTGTAGAACTAGGATAACCACCTTTATCTGCTGGTATACCATTAGAACCGTTCCAAACAGGTATATCGCCATAGTTTGGACTAGTTATGTTAGCATTAACTTTCTTTAGAAGGAATGTATTAAAGTATTTAACTTCTACAATAGCAGCCATATTATTATTATTACTTGTTTTTTAAAGATTTTAAGAACCGTTACACAGTGTTTGAGTTATTGGCTGTTGTACAAAGCCAGCAGTTATAGCAGCAGTAGACATGCTTCTAGCACAAATAGTATATATAGAGCCATTATTTATTATAGTTCCAGTTGAAGCTGTAGCATCGCCTAAACAATCAGTATAAACAAAACTACCTAAATTAGCTCCATCATTAGATGAGTTATATAAAAACGTATAACAAAAAGTTCTATCTATAACTAAATTAAAATTACAAGTAGCTATTGCTCCTCCAGCATCTTGAACTGTTGCTACGCATGCATATGTTCCGTCAACCATACTAACTGGAGGATTACCTCCTTGAAAATAAAATCTTCCTCGCCAGTTTAATACATTTATTCCTTGATCTATTTGTACATCACCAGTGCCACTAGGCCCATAATCAACACCGCTTTTAGTCACTGTTATTGACCAAGTTAAATCTTTATAAGTGTTACCACCTAATGCATTAGATCCATTTTGAGCGTTTAACGCGTGGAAAGTTCCACTACCACCACCACTAGTTCCTGGCACATAAGTAGCTGGATTAACACAACTTATTATTGTTGGATTAACATTTTGAAGTGAAACTGGTCCTTGACTAACTATAGTTTCAACGCCTGAAGGGTGGTTTATTTTAAAATTAAATAAATATGTTTGATTAGTAGTGTTTTGGTTGCTATAATATAAAAAGTCTTGAGTTTTTACATTATAATTGCTAGATGCTGAATTTGTTACTAAAGCAAAGCTAGAAGTAACATCATTAGGTGGTTCATTATAATCTAAAACACTTTCTAATTCTATTTGAGGTGGAACAGTAGCTGCATACGAAACATTGTTACCAAACTGATCAACTATTGTAAAATTAGTACTTAATATATTGTCATTATTACCTAAACTTTCTAAAAATGTTCCTGTATAATCAAAACCACTTATACTAACTGAATCATTTATACCTCCTAAAATAGCAGTATTTAATTCACTTATTAGTCCTGTGCTTGTAGTCTCCCAAAATATATCTAAATTTGAATCTACAGCATCTGTTTCCATCACAGCTAGTTGAGGCATATTTACAATTCTAGGAACTGTAAGTGATGTTGAGTTAGCATTTCTAAAAGGTGTCGGTGAAAATGTTATAACATCGCCAGCACTTGTTGATGTTGTTGCCCCGCTTGGATTATTTATACTTACATCAACGTTACCTGCGGCAGGAGTTAACTTAACTACAGTACAACCATCTGGGATTCCAGGACCTGAGATTTTTTGACCAGGTACTATTCCGCTTGTAGGAGAAATACTAGCATTTGTAATTTGAAATTCAAAATTAGGACCAGCTTGGTTAACACCTGTAGCTTCTGCTGTTGTTATAACTGCTTGTATACCAAATTTACCTGAAGGTGTATTTATTCTTGCAATTAAAGGATCTGCATCAACATTGTAAAATTCAGTTGGAGCAGAATAATTAACATTATTAACACCATTAAACAAATCTTCATCTGTAGCTATAGCGCTTACAATAGGTGGTAATAATCCAGGATAATACTGTTTATTAGTTACGTCAGCTGTATACGGTCCAATACCTTCGTTATTATTTAAATTTTCTACCCTACCGTGTAGTATTACACTACTTCTAAATAGTTTTTGTTCAGGACCAACCTCTGTTAAATCACGAGGCACTTTATTTATATTATCATTTATTAATACAGCATGAGATGTTTTACCTAGTTCTTTGTTTATATTTTCTGGATAAGCAGCCATAACACCAGGTAAATACACATTGTAATATTCTTGCTCTGTTTGTTTTACTACAATTTTATAAGAATACCAACCAGTTGGATTATAATCAGCACTTGTTGTATCGCTGTTATATAAACCAGTAGTTGATCCACTTATAGGATCATTAAACAAAACTTTTAATGAGTTACCTAAAAAAGTTCTAGCAGCAACATTGCTATCAATATATGGTGAAAAAACTGTAGAACCTAAATAATTTTTATTATTAAAACTAACTGAATTATCTGTAGATGATAAAATAACAGTAGATTGTCTTCCATATCTATCAGATAAAACTACACCTACTTGATAATTTCTATTTTGTTTTAATGAAGAATTAGGATATTCAACAGAAGATGTAGTATAACTAGTAGGATTACTATTACTAAAAGTCAAAACAGTATTATCAGGTAGACTTTGAGTTAAATTATTACTTATAGTTAGCGTTGAGCCAATATAAGACACTACAACTGTACCTGCAGGAACACCTGGATTACTAGCAGTAACAGTCATTCCATTATTTATAACACCTGTTATTGTGTCTATAGAAAAATTATCAACTGTTGCTCCGGTAACTCCATTGACTAGCGCACCGCCAGTACCAATATTAAATTCTGTTTTTTCACTAACAGCTACATTATAGTTTATTGTAGAAGGCGGGTTGTGTTTATTTTGAAAATTAGCATAAACAACTCTATTGCTTATAACTTCTTGACTTAATGCTTTTACAGGAACTACATCATAAGTTCTAGTTGTTTCACTTGATGGTAAAGTTTTAACTGGTTTAGTGCTTTGATACTCATATTCAAAAACATTTGGATTACCAAAGGTTAAAACTGTATTATCTGCTAAAGTTTGAGCAGTAGATAAAATAACTGTAGTTCCATCAAAACTTACAACAGTAGGGCTATTAACTATACCTGTGCCTGTAACTAAAGCACCAACTCTTATACCACCTGTAACAGTATCTATTGGAATATTAGTAACACCAGTAGGTGTTCCATTAACTTGAGCAGTACCTGTTTGATTTTGTATTGTTGATATTGAAACGCTATCAATTACGTTTATATTGTTTGTATCAGACTCTTTATATAAAATATCTATTTCTTCTACTTTTAAAACACTTTGCATTTGAGTAGAGTTATAAGGTAATGGTATTCTAAGTAAAATTTTATTTACTTTGTTTTCCATAAACTCTACAGTTGTAGTTCTATAAGTATCTTCTTCGTCTTGTATTTCTAATATAGGTGAATTTACAGCGTTGGGAGCTGTAGTACTACTACCACTTGTATTGTTACTATTCACCTTATACATAAAATAACCATCTTGTTTTGGTATAAAACAATCTTGGGTAAATGGAGACATTATAGAATATTCACCATCAATAAATTTAAACCTATAACCAAATCTTACAAATTTATCATGTAAAAAATCACTATCACCATTATAGTTTATTTCATAATATTCATTGTAATTAAATATAAATTGAGGATTATCAGTAGTAGTAAGCGTAGGTATAATATTAGCTAATATAGTTACATTGAAATATGTTCCACCGCTTGTAACATTACTAACAACTGCTGTAGTTTTATAAAAAACACCATCTAATATATACGCTATAGTTGCACCTATTATTAAATCACCTTCAAATGAACTTTTTAATATTCTTAATGTAGTTGATGCAGTGCTATAATTATTAGATAAATAACCAATACCACCATCTGGATAATGTTTACTAGCAACATCATATAGTGTTGTTTCATAATTAGTGTTAGATACTGCTACATCAGAAGCAACTCTATATAATTCAATAGTTTTATAAGGATTATATTTAGCTACAGATATTTGATCTTCTGTAGTATAATAAGTAACTCCATTTACTAAAGCTAATGATACATTTATTTTTCTTGGTTGGTTTCTATTATCTGTAAAAAATAATAATTCTTCTAATATATTAACACCTGTTATTGGAAAAAGTGTAGAAAAATTTAAAAAATCACCTTCAACTAATATAGAACCTACTGAACTAACAGCGTCATACATTACTATAAAAGAAGATTTATCTGCTCCAGGTGAAATTTTATAATCACTACCAGTATTATCTGTTAAAAATAAAAAAACTCTATTATTTATTTCATCAGTACAATAACCTATAGAAAATAAGTTATCATTATTACATAGCTCTCTAAAATCAAAAGATAAAATATTTCCTAAAGTATTTTCTAGCGCACCTACATTTTGGCCTTCAGATTTACTTATCTGAGTATTAATTGCGTTTCTATATTCTCCATTAGGTATTAATCGATCATCAAGATCTTTATTCATTCTACCTTTTAGAAAATTATTAATTACTTTTGCCATTAAATTTTAGTGTTTTATCCACTTAGACTTACCGCGCATAATCTGCGTAAACTCTTGTAGTTTAATATTAGATAATCTTATTTTAGCATTACGCAAAGCAGCGTATCTATCTTTTTTATATCTTTGTACTAAATATTCTGGTTGATTAGCTCTAGTTGAAACAATATTGTATAATATGCTTTTATACATTGCTTCTTCAGCCATTTTAGGTATTTTAGTATCTAAATCATAAGCAAGTCCATCTGATATATATTCTAATACAACCAGCTTGTCTACCAAATTACTAGAAAAAGTAAACTTACCCTCTCTTTCATTAATACCAAACCAACCATTTGCTTGTGATAAAGCTGGGTCCAAACCATATAATCTACCCCAGTTCCATGGTCCATTTAAACTATATAAGTCTGGATTAGCAAAACCGTAATAATCAAAATCACGATACCATTCACCAGTTAATAATTTAGTGTTAGCTTTTTTCCATCTTTCTTCTGTTATAGATGTTCCTTCTAAATTTTCACCAAAATTATCTTGAGTTGGAACAGAGTCACTGTCTTGTATAAAAGTATAATAAGGATCAGTTGTTAAATTATTAGCCGGATATAAAGGTCTTTTAACACCTAATTGATCTATATAACAAAAACTTACATAGTTAACATAATCTTGTGGTATTATTAAAGATAATGTAGATGGTATAGTAAGTTCTGATGATTTAATGCTTTTTAACGTATCATAACTAAATTCTTGCAAACTTCTTTTAGCAAAAAATACTACATCAGATTTTTTACATGTTTGTATAACTTTACCGTCACCTACATAACCAACCATAAAATTATTAATAATATCGCTTAGTTTTACATACTCATATCCACCATAGTTATCTTCTACAGCTTCACCGTAAGCATCGTTGTTACCATATTTACCACCATCTAATTTTTTTAATTGAACTACAATAAATGCATTAGCACCTGGACTACCAGTAATAGTAATTGTATTATTGGCTATAGTATAAGCTGACACATATTCAGTAAAACTTCCTGGTAAACCTGTAGCGCTAGTATATAATTTAAAATTATTTAAAGCATAGTTTTCATTTGCAGGATCATAGTTTCCAAATACTAAATCTGTATCAAAAGTAGTAGTAAATGATTGACCAGCTGTATTACCAGCATCACCTCTAAAGCCTTGCGCGCCTTGATAATATTGTGCGTTAGTTTCTGTTATTTGTGACATTATGATTTTTCGTTTTGTTCAACTTTCATTGCTTCTTGAGTAGCTGTTTGAATTATAGTTGGATCATTTATTATTACACCGGCATATTTTAAAATACCTGTAATTATATTTGTTTGTTCTGATATATCTAATTCAAAATCTATTGATGTACCAGCGTTATAAACATATTGACCTACACTACCAAGAGTAAATTTCCACTCAGGTTCAGTAGGTTTAAACAAACAGTTTATATTTAAGTTGTTAGGTTGTGGTGATACTTTTATTAATACAGATCCTCCAGTTCCTCCTGATTTAGTAAAACATAAAGGATGTTGTTTTGTTGGCACTGTTAATTTAGATCTAGTTATTTTTTCAAAATCACTTTTACTAGTTAATTGAGTTATTGAATCAAACTGTGGCTGGCCAGTATATGTAGATATAATTTCTCCTAACTTATAAATAGTTCCAGCGCCTGTATATTCCCAACCTAGAATACCAGCACCAGCGTTATAAGTAAAAGCAACGCTCTTTTCAAAAGGATATAATTTATATGAAATATCTTTAAAGACATTGAAGAACTCAGTGTCGTTTTGTGTGTTTTTTTGATTTTGACGGTTTACTTGATTGCCATCAGGAAAATATGAATTAAATATTTCTTCTTGCACCTGTGTAGCTAAAGCATTAAACTCAGTTGGAGTTACATAACCTCTTTGTTCTTTGTTTAATATGTACAAGACTGTAGTGTATACTGTATTTATATTTACCGCCATTATATTTTTTTATTATAATACAGAGGTGACATTATGTCACCCCTATATTATTATCACTTGTTAATTTAGTTTTTTATCTATAGATTTATAGATTTCAACACCTTCATCAGTTTTTAAGAAAGATGCAAATGCCGAGTATGGATTTTCATCAAACGGCACGTTCATTAACTTTCTATTATTTGAGCCCCAATAAAATGTTCTTTGGTCTTGAGATAAAATAATAATACCTGCTTCTTCAGCTCTAATAGCTAAGTTTCTAAGCATTACATTTTCATCTTTAGCTAATTCAATAAATAACTTTGGATTTCTTTTAGCAAATAAAAGTAAATCTCTTTTTATTTCTTTAGAACTCATTAAACCAACTTTTGAACCTAACTCAACTCTCATTATTGCTTCTGCTTGATCAATATCAATTGTTCTAGCAGCGTTTAAAGCATCGATTTCCCACTCAATAGTTTCAAGCTCATCTTCTGCTTCTTTAATTGGTTTAAACTCAGTATACATTTTACCTTTTAAAGGGTGGTATAAACTTAATAGCTTTTGTAAAGCAATGTTTTTTGCTGGCACGTCAAGTCTACCATCTTTAAATACAATATGCCCAAGAGTTGCTTCTCCATTTTGCTCGTCTGCAAATGGTGAAGACATATTAGTAGCATATCTTATTTCTCTTTGTTTTTTTGTTTTTGGATCAAACCAAAGTAAAGCATGTTTTCTTGTATGCTTACCTGGTATTGTTAATGTTAAAGGTGTTTTATTTCCTTTTAATAGATATGTTCTATCTTTTACTTCCCACTCAGGTTTTACAACCTTAGGTGTTTCTTTTTTAGGTTCAGCAACAACTGCAACCTCTTCTTTTTTCTTTTTTGTCATGATATAATAAAATTAAATAGTTAAAAGGTATATGGGCGCCGAAGCGCCCTTACCTTTATAAAAATTACACTCCTTTGAATAATACAAAGTTGTTAGCAGCTTGTGTTACTAAACATCTTTCTGATAGGAAGTTAATTTCCATAGCATCAAGAGTTGAAGTAAACGCGCCACCTGCAGAACCAGTCACCCAAGACTTCATTCTTCTATCGTCAGCTTGAGAAGCTCTATATCTAACGTGTAAGAAAGGTCTTCTGATGTTAGTTCCTAAAACTTGATCGTAAACTGTAGAAGTTCCAGCTGGTATTAATACACCTTCAATTGAGTTGATACCTGTAATAGCACCTCTTGTAGAAGCGTCATTTAAGTATTTCCAATCGGTTTTGTAAAAATCATAAGAACCTCTTCTAAATCCTGAAAATCCTAAGTTAAGCGCCATTTCTTCTGAATTTTCAAACAATCCATAAGCAACACCACCTTGACCACCAGCAGAAATACTAGCTAGCATGTCATCAAAATCTAGAGCAGTTTGTCTTTGTAAGAAAAGCATGTTTTCTTCAATAGCTCCTTGAGTATCTAGGTTTCTAAGAATTTCATCAAAATCAGAAATACCAGTTGCAGCAGTAAATCCTACTTCAACATTACCTCTTCCTTCGATTGCAGCAAATAAACCTTCAGTACCTGGTAGTTTATCAATTTGATAATCACCAGCACCTGCAGCTGTATTCAACTCGCCTTCAATACATACCATTTCTAAATAATCTTCGAATCTTAATCTAGTTTCAGACTCAGCTTTTAAATACCATAAGTATCCAGAAGCACCGTCTTCAGTAGCAACTTCAACCCAACCTATTTGCGCCATATCAGAACCATTTACTATATATTGGTCTCTAATAATAACTGGTGAGTTAGAAAATTGAGTAAAAGAAGGATCAACACTTTGTCTTACTGAATCAGCAGTAGTTCCAGCAGTAGATCTTCCTTTGCTGTATGCAGAACCGTAAACAAATACTTTAAGACTTCCAGAATTAAAGTTGTTTGCAGCAGTATACTGAACACCATCCCATGCTTGTACTGTAATATCACCACCAGCACCAGGTGTTACAGCAGTAACAATTGCTTTTCCTGAAGCACCAGTACCTGTATCTAATACAACTACAGTGTCATTTACAGAAATAACCATGTCTTGACCAGCTGCACCGCTTAATGTTAAAACAGTACCAGCACCGTTAGCAGTCATGTTGTCATATGAAATATGTAATCTATTTTGCTCAGACCAGATTACTTGGTCAGAAGTCATTGGCATTTCTGCACCGACCATTCTTAAAAATCCAGATAACGTTCTGTTTCCATAACGCTCTACTTCAGCTTCGTAGACCTCTGGTAAATACTGTTGGATAAAATCATTAGCACCTCCAGTATTGAACTTTAAATAATTGCTATTTAAAAGCTCTTGCTTCTGAGATGGTAATATTGATCCAAACTGTGGACTTAATGTACCCATAATTAATAAATTTTAAATTAGTTAAACTTTTTTGTTTTAATTTTAAGTCTTGTAGAGTCTGCACCACTAATCGATTTTACTTTAAAGCCACCAACGAAAACTTCACCTGTATTACCTTGTCTGGCTTTTACATCAGAAAGGTTTTTAGATTTGTTAACTACATCCTTAACGGCGTCAGCTTTGCCTTGTTCGTAAAAATGAGTAGCGATCTTATCTACGTTTTCAGCAGCATACATTGCTTTATGATAACCAGCCGGGTCTACTACACTACCATCTGCATCTAGGAACTTCCCTATCAGATTGTTAATGTTTGATTGGTTTTCTGCAACTGCATCACGATTTTGTATGTTATACTTATACTTTTTGCCTCCAACTTCAAAATCAAAACCTTTGAATTGATCGTTGAAAAGCTGTTTAGTACTTTGTTTAAACTGCGTGTGTAGTTGCTCAGCCTGTTCTTGCTGTTTATTATAACGATTAAAAAAGTCCATTGCTTTTTGTTGCTCTTGAGTTACACCAGGACGTAGTTTAATTTCGTCATAGTATTTATTTTTCAAGTCATCTAGATATGTTCTAGCTTTAGCAACTTCTTCTTTAAATGCTAACTTTTTCTTTCGTATGTCTTTTTCCTCATCAACATCTGCATCCCATGTAAAATCTTCTAAAATAAGATTTACATCATCAGCATCTAAATGAGGTTTATTTTTTTTATAATATTCTTTTAACAATGCTGTTTCATCAATGTTACTGTAATCAGCGTTTAATCTAGCATAATCTTCTACAGTACCACCTGTTTCTTTCATAAAGTTAATAAGTTTTTCTACATTTTCAGGTAAATCTACATTTTGTTGTTCAACTAGTTTTACCTCTGGTTGCTTTATTTCTTGCTTAACTTCTTTTTTTGTTTCTTCTTCTTCAGTTACTTCTTGGATCGGAGAAAACCCTTCAGTAGTCTCGTTGGACTCTTGTACAGGTTCTCCCACCTCTGTGCTATCTCCGGATGGTTTTTCCACAGATACCTCCTCTGTTTCTCCGATTTGAATGGCATCGTCTTCTTTTTTAATTTCTACTTTTTTAACATCAGGCTCAACTTCTACTAAAGGTTCTTTAATACTTACCTTTGGTATTTCTTGTTCTTTATTGCCTAATTGTTTTGGTTTTTTAGGTTTTGATTTACCTTTTAAAGTAAACTCACCTTCTTGCTTTACCTCTACGGCTGCTTGTTTTTCTGACATAATATAATATAATTAAATAGTTAATAATTTACACCATTGGAGGTGTTGATTGTTCAAAGTTTATAGGAAGTCCATCATTTTTTCTTTGTGAAATCATTTCACTTTGTTGAGTACCTTCCATTTTTATTCTTTTATCTTTTCTATCCTCTCTTTGTTGTTCTCTTGTATTTGTAGCATTTTGTTGCAATTGAGCTAGCTCCATATCATTTTTATGCTGTTGCATTAATTTTTGTTGATCTAATCTAGCTTGTAACTGCATACGATCTTTTTCAAACTCACTTTTAGCTTTTTCATATTCTACGTTAGCTCCAGATATAGCTTGCTGTTTTTGTACTTCTGCCATAGCTGTTTTTTCTGCAGCAGCTGATTGAGCTTCGCTTTGAGCTTTAATATTAGCTTGTTGTGCTAATTGATCTTGTTTAGCTTTTTCTTTACGTTTTACTTTTAACATTTGATTAGCTAATTTAAGATTTTTAATTTGTCTTAAATCAATAGCATCTTCAACATCAATATTTTTAGCTTGTAAAGCTATTTGTATATTAGCTTCTAATTGTTGTTTTTCTTCTTCATCTGGCTCTAGTTCCAAGAAAATACCAAAATCATGTAAGTTAAGATTAACAACTTCGTCTAATGTTTTAACATTATATGTTGATATAGAGTTTTGCAACGCAGATCTTGTTAATGGAAACTCTAATGCATCAGCTACTTTTAAGCTAATATTTTCTGCTAATTTAAGAGTTAAAAATAAACTAGACTGTACAATATGTCTTGTTGCTACATTTGATGCGTTAGCGGCTAGTTTCTGTAGTCCTACAAGCGTGTTACGGTCTGGTAAACTACCATCTCTAGCTTCATTTAGTCCTGTCACATCTCTTATCATCTGTAAATAGTATTGATATGTGTTTATAAGACTTTGTATTTTACCTGCGCCAGTTCCAGAATTAAGTTCTTGTATTGGAACTTTACCTGGGTTCATATCACCTTCTTGTGTTAAACTTCTACCAACAATACTACCAGTTTGAAAATACATATTTAATGCTTCTGCTGGGTTATAATTAGTACCATTTCCTAAATCAACTTCAGCAAGCCCGTCCATATCTAAATAAACACCATCTGGTACCATACGAGATATAACTTGTTGTAGTTTTAAATGTGTAATTTGAATCATATCGGCAAAACCAGTGCATTTACTAACTAGTGATTCTATTCTACCTTTATAAATTCTAGGCGCGCATATAGCATAATTCATTTTAACTTTAGTAGTATCAGCATAAGGTCTTGACATATTTTCAGCAAGCTCCCATTTAAGCATTGTATTAGTACCTAAAACTTTAGCACCACTATATAACACTTCAATTGATCTTGATACTCTTTCAAACATATCATTTTCTGGCGGATTAAATGTATCTGGCTTTTCAATAGCTTTCATTAACCCTTGATCTGTTTGTTTTATTTTAAAAACTTGATTATGATATGTTTTGTAATCAAAATATAAAACTTGAACCGTGTTTTCATCATAATCACCCCAGCCAGTAATGTAGGATTTATTACCTGGCATAGATTGTATTCTTTTTAATTCATCTTCTGGTATATTAGGAAACTCTTTTTTAAGCTCTGATATTGTAATAGCTTTTAACTCACCTACATAATATATATCTTCAAAATTTGGATCTTCTGTGTAAGAATAAACCATGTAGGCTGGATCAACGTAATCAACTGTTATACCTTCAGCAGTATTAAAATTAGTTTTAGCAGCTGCTATACCACAAACTGTTAAATCCATATTTAATCTACGTCTAATTAAATCATATTTGTTTTGCGCAAAAACACTTGATATAGATTCTTCTTCTGCTATTTCAACACTTTGTTTATAAGACAACTGCATATGAAGCTCTAGTTCTTCTTTTGTTTCAGGCATTATACCAGTGCTAGGAGTTTGATATAAATCAATACCTAACGTGTTTTTTAAATTATCTAAATATTCTTTAGATAACATGTCTTCGTATATTTTAGAAGCGTAACTAGTTCTTTTCTTTATCGACTCAGGATCTTGAGCATATGCTTTTATATCATAAGTTTTTGATGATATACCGTTTACAACTATATCTACAAATTTTGATAAAATTGGTACGGGCTTCCAGTCTAAATTTAAATATGATAAATCACCATTAATAGCTAACTCATCTTTATACTTTTGTATAGACTGCTCACCTCTCGCGTAAGATCTTAGCATGTGGAAATTATTCCAGTTAGTTAAGTATCTATTACCACTAGTCCTTCCTCTTTGAAACCACTCTTGCTCTATAGCTTGAGCAACTTGTTTCCCATACTCAATACTAGCTTTTTCTGCGTCACTTACTACTTGACTTGGAAAAGGACTATTAGTGTTAGTGTATATATTCATTTAACTTATAATTTTTGATGTCGATCCTTTGTTGTTATATTTTTTAATACCTAAATCAACAGGTTTTAATTCTCTTGCAGCTACTGGGGTGTATCTATGTTTGTTACACGCCATTAAAGCTAAACCTGAACTAATCGAAGCATCATGAGTTGTTCTATTGTTTATATTAAATTTTGCCCAATCTTCTAATGTTCTTTGAAAATACATATCTCCATATCCTGTTTCTTTTAAACCTACAAAATGTTCTATATATGTTTCAATAGCAGCTGCATGAGCTTGTTTTATATCTTCACTAGAATTAGGTATACCACCTATTTCTCTTTCTGTAACTGATAATTTATTTCTTACTTTATCAGGTCTATTCATTGCAAAACCTCTATAGCCTCTACGTTTAAAATAATATAAAAGTCTTGGTTTATTATTTTCTACAAGTATTGGCATACCATAAAAAACACACGCCATTAATACATCTTCAAAAAATATTTCAGCTGTTTGAGGTCTAGCTATATATTCTAAGAAAAAATGATTTGGTGGAGCATTTTCCATGCTAAATTTTGTTAATCCGTGCAAAGAACCATTTGAACCTCTTTTATCTACAGTTCCTGATATATCATAAGGATCGCAACCAAAAGCACCCATATGTTCATTGCTAGGATAATTTATACCATTTTTAATATATCTTCTGTTTTGTACGTTTATATCTGGTATCCAAGTAATAAAAAATCTTCCTTGTTTATTTGGTATAAATATAACTTTAGTATCTTGTTTACTATCTTCCCATTGAAAATTACCTTGAGTTACACTTATACTATTTTTTAAATCTTCATTAAAATCTATTTGTTCATATATTTTAGTTAGATTAAATAAAGATTGTTTTGACTCATCTCTAAAAGCATGTTTAGTTGTACGAGGAAACTGTCTATAAAATTCATTTAAAGCGTCTTGATCTTGCTTTAAACCTTCTACTTCATTGTCCCAATATTCTATAACACCTTGCTTTATTAATACACCATGAGGGTCTTTAACTTGTTTTTTCGGTGTATCGAATACAGGTAATCCATAAGAATCAATGTATCCTTCGTAATTCCATTCCATAGGTATGAACAAACTATATAATCCTGAGCGAGTCTGTCCATTGCTGTTTCTTTGTGTGACGTCTGAGTTATCATATAATTTTTTAAATTCTTTACCACCTTTATCTAAAGAGTTTGATGTTGAACCCATCATACACTTTCCAATAATTCTACTACCTAATCTTAATGTGGTTTTCGTAACCCTCCAGTTATTGAGGATGTTGTTTGGCTTTTCCCATTTACCGGACTCGTCGTGAACGAGAAGTTTGAGTTTCTCACCGTCATAGGAGTTGTCACCTGTATTTTTCCAATCGATGGTTGTGTCAAGACCTTGTAATTCGTCTTGTAAGGTTTCGTCGGCTGTGGCGGTAAGCTTACGACGGGTATACTTGGTTGCGGGGACACGATAGGCAAGCTCGGTCTTTGGACGGTCCATTCCGTCCTGGGTCGGTTTGAAAAAGAAGGGATAATTAACTGATATGGGTACCACCTTATCTGTGAACATCTTCTTTGCATCAGGACCGGACTTGGATAATATACCATACCTACTGTCACTTGATATGGTTGCCAAGTTAACCACCTCTCCTGAGGCCATGAAAGAAAACCCGGAACGCCTGTTCTTAAGGTAACACATCCCATAGGATCGTGAATCTGCCTTGCAAGCTTCCCAGAAAATAAAGAATAATCGATTTGACTCCCTAAAGTCTGGTGCCCCGACGTCAATCTTAGACCACTGCAGGTACATGTAATGAGTACCACTAATATAAGTAGGAGCATCTTTGTTATAAAACCAAAAACCTTCTTCTCTACGGGTAAACTCGTTATCAATGTAATCATACCATCTTTCTTTAAAATCTTCTGGATATTGTTTAAAATCAAATACTGTTTTTATTTTACTTAAAACTTTAGGATATTCAAACCGGCTCCATTTATTATCTTTAAACTTATGAATACTTTTTGCTTTTGGTAAAGCTATTTTAAGATTTTGTATTTCATATATATCACCTATTGTACCATCTTTACTAATAACAACCATATCATGTTGATCATTATAACCATACTTCCATTTTTTATGTTTATTATATTTTTTAAGAGTACTAGGTGTAATATAATCTTTTAGTATTGTATATAAAGTTTGATTATACATTATTTAGACCTCCCTTCTGCAAAACCTTTAAAATTTGATTTTTTCTTTTCTTCAACTTTAGGCTTGTCTTCTAACATATTTTTTTCTTCTTCAATACGATTAAGTATTTCAAAAGCATCAAATATAGCTAGTTTTTTTGTAGCTGCAGCATTTTTAAGTCTGTCTGCGGAAATATCAGGACCATAATCTATAATAGGTTCTTTAGCAACTTTAATTAACTCTTTGACTGCTACTTGCCCAGCTTGGATTATATTCTTCTTCGTTTCCTTGGTGCTCATATTTAATTACAATATCATTTGATTCCATACAATATAAACGCTTACCGTCTACTAAAAACTGCCACTCTCTATTTGGTTTAAAACCAACTAAATCTCCTTCGTTTATATTAAGGTTTTTTAAATTCGTATTACCGTGTTTTAATATACCTTTTAATTTTTGTTCTTTATTTGTAGTAAAATCACTCTTATCTTTTATTGGGTGCACAAAACATCTGTTTGCAAATGAATGCCAACCTTTAGAGTTTTTATATAAATATATTTGATCTAAACTTACAAAATAAAGATTATCTTTAAACCATGATCTACTAACTTTTTTATTACCACGTATGTCATAAAAAGTTCTAAATACATTTTGATGTATTACAATAGTATCACCTTTTTTAATTTTTGTTTTAAAAGCAATTGGTGTTTCAATTACTTTAGCTAGTCTATTTATAAAAGTCCATGATTCAATTTTAGTATTAACAACTAGTTTTTTATCACCAACTTGTATTTCATTATTGTATTTATCACCTAAAGGTTCTACAATAAAATCATATAAGCTTTTCATTAATATTCTAAATCGTATTCAATTGATATAGCCATGTTAGAATTAAACTTTTTCCATGGCAGTACTTCATTGTTTTTCTTTATATAAATGTTATAAGAACTATCAGAATCTTCAAATAAAACATGTGATATTTCATGGCCGCCATAAACTTGTTGGCCAACTGCGTAATGCATTGCATCATTTTTATAATCAGTTCCAATACTGATTTTTCTAATGTTATGCATCTTTTTCTTCTTCCTTTATTTCTTCATAAGTACCATTAGCTAAATTAATATTAACTTTACCGTACTCTTCTTCTAGTTCTAGTTTTGTTTTTTCAATTTCTTCACTAATATTTTTAACTTGTTGTGCTAAATTGTGTTTTTGTACTTCTAAAATACCAATATTAGTTAAGACATCATTTAATCTTTTTTGTTGATCAGTTACTTTTTTTAACTGATGATCTGTTATTTTTTTAACTTCCATTTTATTTTAATTTAATTTAATTACTATATATTTAAATAGTTACACTATTTTTTAGTGTTTTACTCTTCTTCTTCTTCCGGTGGAGTAGGTTCTACTTCTGCAGTTATCGGCCAACCTAAAAATCCATGTACTGGATTTGTTGGATATACTTCGTTACTACCAAAGTCTAATGTGTCAGTAGTCATAATATCATAGCACCAACCTGGATAATATACTGGATTATCTGGATCAGTTGTTTTTGATTCATCTATTACTTTACCAATGTTAACTACAGCTTGCGTACCGTTAGTATATACCATCTGAGTAACACCTTCTTCTGTTACCTCAGCCCACACACCTGCAGCTACTAATGCTGCTTTACCCACAGCTTCATCTGCAAAATTTGTTTTATAAATTTGTATACTCATTTTATGTTATATTATTTGTTAATTCTGCCATTTCAGAATCTGTTAATGTTCTTCTAAATACTTTTACATCTTTAACTCTTCCGTAAAAATTATTACCTGTAGATCCATCGTATGGTATAAAACCAAATTTATCTAATTTACCGTTAAACGTAAAAGTAGAGTTGTTTGTAAAACTTTGTGAACCATTTACAAAAGCAGTAATTTCACCTGTTTTATATCTTATAGCTACTTTAGCAAACTTATTTAAGGTTTCTGTTGTTGTTAAGTTTATACTATTAGACATCGCGTTTACACTAGCTGCTCTTACTTGAAAACTCCAATTTGAACCACCGCCTCTAAATAATAACAACCTATTATTAGAACTACTTTCCTGCGAAATACCTATACTTGTTTGATTTGGATTTGCAAATCCTAACTCTGTAAACTCTACATACATTGTTCCTTCTTGGTTATTAAAAACCCCTCTTTGACCTGCGTTATCACACAATTCTACATTTCGAGTTACTGTAGAACCAAATGTTGGTATGTAAGATGTAGGATAACTTTGTTGTTCAAGTTGAAAACCAAATAAATACAAACCGCTAGTTCCATCTCCTTCGTAATAATAATTGTTTATAGCTTTACCCATATATACAGCAGCAAAATTATAACCACCTGAATTTGTCACTGTTTTTGTTGTTGAACATCTAAACCATCCATTACCAAAATCTTCTATTGTACTATTAGCATCACTAACTGTTCCATTGATTAAATCAAAGTTATCTGTTAAATTTGAAGTGCCATCAGCATATAAGTTTAACCTTAATAAATGTCTTTCTTTAGCTTTTGCAAAAACACTTAAAGTATATGTTGTAGCACCTGCTGTTGGAAATATAGCTGATTTAATTGCCCCGTGTGATGCAGTGGCTGTGTTTTCCACATATAAAGCAGCGTTTTGTAACCCTTCAGGACTTGTTATTTGATTGTCTAATTTAGTTGCAGCGGTAGGATCTACATCATTACTTTTAGGAAACAAATTGGTAGACTGCGGTTCAAGTAATAAACTCGGTTTTTGTAATTCTTTTGCTTTACCTATTTCTGTAAGGTAATCTATTCTAGGTGTATTTAAATCTATTTGCTTTACTGAAACATTATCTATTTCTATAATACGACCTGAGCTTGCTTGAAAACTAATACCTTGGCTTGAATAGTTTATATAAACAGTATGAGTTCCTACATCTAAACTACTAATATTTGTAGTGTTTCCACCCCCGTAGTTTCTAATCTGCATTACACCTATTCCATTGTTACTTTTAATTGTAAAAGTAATTTCTACTAAATTTATTATAGCAGCGTTATTTTGTCTACACCTTGAGTATGAAACACCAAATGTACTGTCTAATTTTACAAAACCATTAGCAATAACAGCATTACTTGTTAAATTCCAATCAGTGTCAGTATCAAAATTTCCGTTAATTACTAATTCATTATTAGTAATCCCAGAATATTTTATAAAACCATTACAGTCTACATATGTAGCTAATGTGTTTCTTGTAAAATCTAATGGCTGAGGTATAAATGTTTCATGATCTGTGAAGTCACACGAAAGAACGTTACCAGATTTTATTGCTGGTTTATTTGGTACTTCAAAATAATCTTTTAGCATGGTATTGTATAGTTTCCTAACGCTGCCACCATACCAGAGTATGCTGAGTATTGCGTTGATGTTATTGTATATAATTCTGTATCTGTAAGCGCTCTATTATAAGTAGCTAAACCTTTTACTTTTCCGTAAAATATTGTATTTCCTGAATCAAAGTTTACTTCTGTGAATGTTCCTGCTGCATTAACACTTCCATTTGTATCTGTACCAATCTCGTTTCCATCTATCCAAAGAGCAAAATCATTAGCTTTCCATTTACAAGCAATTTTATGAAAATCTACAATGTCAAAAGTTGCAGTACCAATTCCTGCTTGAGTTGCACCACCAATTTTATATACAAACTTAATTTGATTTGAAACATTTGTATATTGTAAATATGCTCTGTTATTCGTGCCACCATCTGAAACCGATAATATTTCATATTCTAAATCGTTAGCAAGTGCAGCTATCTCTGCATATAAAACACCTTCTTCACTATTAAACGTGTTTACATTTCCAGCGCTATTACAAGTTTCTTGAACTCTAGTTTCTTGTGATCCTGCTGTGGGTATGTAAGATGTAGCATAGTCTTGTTGTTCTAACATAGCTCCCCAAACAAAAATAGAAGTAGTGTTTGTGCCGTTCTGTCTATCAATGTCTATTTCAAAATTACCACTTGTTCCATCTGTTGTAAATGAAAAACCTATTCTATACCAACCATTACCATAATCTTTTAATATTTCGTTAGTTCTTGTGCCACTTGTTTGTCCCGTTGGTCCAAAAGATAATCCATTTGCACCCCATTCATAACTTTCCCTAAATAAAGTACCACCACTAACTCTAAAAGCCAATGTTGTTACACTTCCTGTAACATTAGTATCATTTTTAACAAAAACACTTATGTTATAAACAGTTGAATTGCTAACAGAAATAGTTTCTAGCACTCTGTCATTTGCATTTGTGCCTAATTTTGTAATTTTATCTGCTGTTATTTTACCATCAGGACTTGTTGTAGAATTAGATGTTTCTGTGCTTCCGTTTTTACTCCATTGACTAAAATCCTCACTAAATGTAACAAGATTTGTAGACTGCGGTTCAAGTAAAAGATGTGGACAAGTTGGATTTGATGGATCGTAATCTAATCTTGGTTTATCGCCTAGTACTTCTACTACGCTTATACTTGATACGCTTCCCACCCCATTACCATCATTACTTCTTATAGATAAAGTTGTCCTATCAGCAGGAGGTGTCATGAAATCAGTATATATGCCTGAAGAACTCATTGCATTACCTGAAAAAGAGCCACCACCTTGAAATTGTATTGTAAAACTACCTGATGTAATTGTTATATCAGTAACTACTTTGTATGTTTTACCACCTTCAAAACTTATACTTTGTGTTGCTGCTGTATGCCCACTATCTCCTGCACAAGATAAAATACCATCTCCATAACTCCAACCTGTACCTAAAATCCAATCATTATCTGGATCAACTTGTTTTACTGATACGTTGTCGATTGAGCCTGTAAAATTTGTAAAACCTTTGAATCTAAAATTTATACTTGCTCCGTTTGCTACAAAATACTGTGTAAATGTTCCGTTATTATTTCTTGTTGACAAGTTTTGTACAGGGTTACCACCTCCTGATAATTGAGGTCTCACAGAGCCTGATACATAATTGCTAACAGTATATACTAATTTATAGGTTTTATTTGCTATGAAAGAAATACCTGTTTGTGATAATAAATTATTCGTAACATTATTAGCAACAGCTTTACCATTGCTTATACTCCAACCATTTCCTTTAGTCCAATTACTGTCTGTTGCAAAATCTCCGTTTGTTATTAATTCTGGTCCTAATTCACTAAAGTTTCCATTTCTAACTAACTCATCAGAAAAATATCCTACATTTTCTATTAACCCTTGATGATTAACACGAGTTGCTGCAGAAGCTCTAGAAAATTGAAAGTCTGTATCAATTTTATTAGGAAGTATGTTATGAACGCGCGAGTCTGATACTGCGCTAGGTAGCATTAATAATCCTGGTTTCATAAAAATCTAGTTATATCGTGTTCTGTGCATTGTAATTCTTGATCAGCACCTATCATTTGCATTCTGTTTCTATATGGTATAAATAAATCATGGTTGTTATACGATGTAAGATTTGCAAGTTCTGTGTCTGTTAAAGCTGTTTTATACACTGCTATAGCATTTAAATCACCTCTATATTCAGCTGAATTTGCATTAACTCCATTTGAAAAATGCATCCTATCTAATCCAACTGGCATTGCCACAGTATTAGCTTGTATTCTTTTAATTCCGTCTACAAATACCGCGCAATTATTTAGTTTGTATTTAACTGCTATTTTATGTTTTTGAGTAATATCAATACCATCAACATTACCGTTTAAACCACCACCAGCAGTACTTTGTATAAAACCTACAACTCTAGAACTTGCTGTGTTTGGGTATGATATTACAACTCTATTTTGACCATTACCAGCATTTATACTAATACTTCTAGCAACAGCGTTATTAACTAAAGCTTTAGTTTCTATAAATAAAACACCTTCACTATCATTAAAAGTATCTGTAGTTCCTAAACCAGAATTAATAGCTTTATCTTCATTTCTTGTTACAGTTGAACCTTTTGTGTGTATTAAAGATGTTACATAGCCAGCTTGCTCTGCCTGTCTGCCATATATTAAAAACTTATCTCCTACTACACCGCTGTTAAAAGCACTTTCACTCATAGCCATCCATTTAAAGTTGCTTTTTGATGGATCAGAGCCTGTTAATATGTTACAAGTAATTCTATACCAATTATTTTTATAAGCTATAATTTCACAATTATAAATATTTGTCGAACTACCTGATATTCCTACAAAAGTTCCTGTATTTAAATTAAATTTAGCATATTGATTACCTATATCTGCTTGATAAAAACCTAAGCCAAAAAAATCTCCTGTAACTTTTTTTACATAACCACTTACAGCATAAAGAGTTGCATTAGAAACAGCAACAGATTCTACTTTTGGTTGTGAAGCAGATGTTACTTCTATTTCTTGTGCATTATTTATACCCTCAGGAGATAAATTGTTAGATGAGTTTATTTGAAGATTTGATAAAGCATTACCTCCACCATTTGATATATCATTAGATTTTATTACTAAATTTGTTCTTTGCGGCTCAGCTAAAATCGATGGACAACCACCATATAAAGGATAATTTAATCTTGCCAAGTTTACTCTATCAGTTGTTGGTAAATAATCTTTTACTTTATCACCTTTAACAAATTGAGCTCCCCACATAAAAACACCGCTGTTTAAAACACCAGTATAATTTAATTGATTATTTGGCGCATAATATAATGATCCAGTTCTTGTTCCATTTGAAGTAAAAGTTATAGAACATCTATACCAACCACTTCCAGCAGAAGATATTTTTGCAATATGATTAGCGTTTTGAGAATCTACAGTTCCATTTGATAAGTTAAAACTAGACAAAGGATAAGTCGGTCCACCTATTCCTAGGTTTTCATATATACTAGCTGTAGTTCTTTCCGCTGCTTTAAAATAAGCGCTAGCTGTGTAAGTAACTCCATCTTCTACTTTATCATCATGATTAACATTATGATAAGTTCCCCCAGCGCTTTCATTTATTTTATCTCCTGTTAAAGAATTATCAGGAGCTATAATTTCATTTGCAGAAACAGTAGTACCTACTTTATCCCAATCAGCATTATCAATGTCTTGACTATAAGGTATAAAATTATAAGGCACATCTTCTATATAACCATCTTCATTAATTCTAGTTCCAGTAGTAGAACGTGTAAAGTCAAAGTCAGATCCTTGAGTTACTTGTCTTATAGAAAAATGAGTTATTGTAGTAGTACCTGCTGAATTTTGTCGTATCCACAGTCTATTATTTCCACTTATAAATCTATGAACACCAAAACCAGAGCCATATTCATTACCTCCACCACCAAAATCTCCGAGAGTAATACCATTTGAAGTTGTAGTGCCTCTAATTTCTACTTCAAAAGCTGTTCCAACTGTTAATGTAAAAGCAGCATCTTTTGATCTTATTCCTTCAAGACCACCACCTGATGTTGTAAAGGTATTTGCGTCAACAATAACGCCACCTGATGGTGCAGCTTGAAAATCTACTTGCAAATTAACTGGTTGACTAGCTAGTTCAGATCCATAAGCGCTAGGACCACTATATAAAATACCGTCTCCATACATACTGGGAACTGTTAATACTGAAGGTGTTGCCATTATATGTGTGTTGTACGGTTTACATAATTATTATAACAGTTAATACTTTCAACTCTATTTGTTATTTCAAAATCACTTTTTGAAGAATTAGTTGAAACACTACCTGTTCTTGTTACTCTATTTCTTAGTTGAGTTACTAAGTCGTTATAGGAATTTCCTCCACGCTGTTGCGTGACGCCTATAGATATATTCATACTATCTTAATGCTAATAAGTTGCTAGCTGTAGTGTTTGTTGCTAATACTCTTTTTACTTGTATTGGTAAGAAAGATCCTGATACTACATTTTGAAATAAATGTTTTTCAGTACCTGTACCCGCTGTCATCATAACTTCAATATCACCACCTGTTCCTACATATACATTTAAATCTGTACCACCAGCAGAATTATTGCTTTGGTATATTTCATATGTATTTCCTACAGCAGCCATAATAGCTGTATCTAGTGTTATTGTGTTAGCGTCAACAACTTGTAATACTTTAGCAACAGCATTTGTCGATGTGTTATAAACTACATCACCACTATTTACATTGTAACCATTTGGATTTGTAACTGAATTTAAAAAATCATTAGATGAATCTTTTAATGTCACACCTGTAGTACCAGTAGTTGAAGTACCACTAGTTTTAATCCCTGGCTCTGGTAAATTAATATTATCGTTAGGTATTATTTTAACTGCGTTAATTGATTGATTAGCCATTTTTTATTTTTGTTTAAATATATTACTTGCCTTTTCTGTCGTACGTCCGCCAAAATAGGCTAAGACTACTGCCATCATTACTTTTTCAAACGTATCGTTCCATAGTTCATTTATATGAAATGGTATAGTTTCAACACTGTCTAATATTCCAGCTAATGAAAATATACATATACACCATATTAAAACTAATGGTCGTACGTTTTTTGACATCCATGAATCACTCATAGAGTCAGCTTGCCATCTTGATGTAATGGCTTCAATTTCTTTATTTTGTTGATCGTATATTAATTGTTGTAATTTTACTTTATCTTCAGCTGGTGCATCTGATTTAGTAATAGCTTCAATAGCTTCTTTTGGAGATGTTACACCTTGTAATACACTACCTAATGTAGGATTTATTGCTGATGCAGCACCGAACAATATTTGACCAACAGTTGTATCTTTAAATTTTTTACTCATGCTTTTCTATATGCTTCTGCTTCCCAAGGTAAATTTTTAGCGCCTTCTTTCATTTGAGCTCTTGAGTATTTTTTACCTTTCCAATATACATAGTTATCATCATAATCAAGATCACCTCTACGCATTTGATCTATATGTACTTTTTCATGCGCTATAACCTCTGGTATTTGATGAGGTTTTAAATCTTTATTTAAAATGATAGTTCCATTGTTATTAGCTTTGCCCATAACACCTGCTTCCATATCTACATGATATACTGGAGTATTGTCAATTTTATATGGAGGATTTGTTAATTTAAAAGCCATAACTATTTTTTATAAGGAAATATTTTATTTAACGCGTCCCTGCGTTTACCGCATCCGCAGCCACCGGGTATAGCATCAGCTAATTTTTTAATCCCGGTAGCTTTGGTGAAGTTTTCAATTGTATCTCCTAATCCTTTAGGTTTAATCATTTTTACATAAATCTACTAACTACAGCAGCAGTTGCTTTAGCTGCTGAAGCAGGAATTACTACAGTAGATAAAACACCACCTGGATTAGCTATTACTGCTTTTTGAATACTTTTAGCCCAAGCAGGCGCAGATCCAGTTACTGTAAAAGTGTAATACATTCCACCTTCATCAAAAATAGTTACTTTATTAGCCTCATCAGCACCATTTTCATTTCCTTGAGCTACAGCAGTAACGTCTCCTATTAATAAATCTGTATTGCTACTTGCTATATTTATGTTTTCTTTTTTAATTTTTATAAATTTTATCATTTTTTTTATCTTAAATATTACTTGTTATAATTGTTTTGACGGTGTATAGTTAGTTATTTTAACTGTAGAGCTAGGTATAACTGTAGCAACCATACCACCTGGGTTAGCTGTTAAAGTTTTTTGTATATCTTTCGCCCAATCAGCAGCTGCTGCAGTTGCTGTAAGTTGGTATTGATCCATACCTACGTTTAATACAACAGTGTTAGCACCGGCTAAAGTTGAATTTGTTCCAGCCCAACATGCAGTAATATTTCCTATTAATAAATCTGAATCTGATCCAGCTATATTAACGTTTTCTTTTCTTATTCTAATGTAATTTGCCATAATTTATTGTTTTTTTGAATGTTAATGTTAATGTTAATATTTGGCAGAGTTTTATACAGTTCTCTACTGTTATTTGTGATCCATTTTAGGTCTCATGTCTTCCGTTTTTTTAGGAGCAGCGTCTCTAGGTTTTCCTGATTTAAAATGTGAATCAAAAAATTTATCATCTCCAAATTTTTTACCATCGTGAGCTTCCATAGGACTGGTATGACCACTGTTCATAGGTGTACCATAATTGATATTTGATTTATAGTGTTTAGCTATCCATGGTCTATCTCCTGCAGCAGTTCTTGCTACTGGATTATCTTTCATAAGATTTTTTCTTTCTTGCTTAGCTGACTCCATATGTGGCGCACCGCTATGCATTGGCATACCGTGATTTTTCATAGGCATACCCTTCATTTTGTTACTTGAATCGTAATTAGGCATAATATTATTTTTTATTAGTTATTAATTCATGCAGTGCTTTTGCGCCGCTGCGTTTCTTTTTGCTTTTCTTGCCGCTTTTTTATCAGCTGCAAAATCTTCATCATATTCATAGCTACTTTTATCCTCTCTTGGATCTATATTTTTAGCTGGTGAATCATGATCGTGTCTAAGATTTTCTAAATAATGTAATCTTGCAGACGCTTTTAAATTTTTATTATATGCTTCTTTAGCATCATAGTCTTCATCTCTTTTCTTTGAAAACTTAGAGTTTCCACTGTATTGTCCGTAATATCCTTTATGTCCCATATTTATTTTTTATTAATTACAACGTATATCTGTTGGATTTCTTTCACAAAACTTTTCGTATGCTGTTTTAATTTTATTATCTCCGTATTTAACTTCTGGTTTGTCTATTATGTTAGCGGTAGCTTTAGCTATTTTATTAAACATATCTGAATACATTTTACCTGTTGGTACATAGTAAGCGCCTTTAACATCAGCGCCACCTACATAACCTCCTTGTTTAAAAGGTGTATTACTTGCAAATTTTTCTGAAAAACTCATGTTTTATTTTTTTGAACAACCAAAGTTTTTAGCATAGTTAGCCATTTTTACTACTGATGCACTATAATTATCTTTTTTAGCCATAACAGCGCTAGCTGCTTCGCATGTTGATTTACCTGGCATATTTTTCTTTACCCAAGCTGTAAATTTTCCTTTGTTCTTTTCTTTTATTTCAGGAAATTTTTCCTGTAAAAAAGGACTATTGTATTGTAAATATCCCATGATTATTTATATAATTTAGCTCTTTGTGAAATAGGCATAGCATCATATTTACATGGATATTTTGATACTTGCATAGGTGTTATACCTGAGCTAGAACCAACCCCCATTGGAAAACCTTCTTTACTAAGTGGTCCTTCCCATATAGCATTTTCTCCTATTTGACCTTCAAGTTTAGGATTATTTTTAATTTTTTCTATATCGTGTCTCATAATTTATTTATTTATTTTCTTTAGATGGAATAGTCATATACTTTCCTTTTCTTCTTGGGTTTTCTTTATGATAATGCTCTCCTTTATCTTCATGGTTTTTATTGTGTCCTTGACCTGCTGGCGCATTAACCTGACCTACATGGTTAGCTGGAGAACCAGATTTACAATTTGCTTCTCTATATTTTTTAATATCTTCAGCTGAATGACCAGCATCAGTTGCTATTTCATAATCAAACTCTGCAGAGCAAGGATCAACATTTGGTTCAGAACCTAGTGCTTTTAACATTGGGCTCATCATAATACCAGAACCCATAACAGCCATATTTCTAGCGTTTTGATCACCAAAAATACCCATACCAACTTGTTGAGTCATAGGATCAAAACCGCCAGTCATTATTTGTTGAGACATATCTGGCCTAGCCATCATTGAGCTAGCTATCATTGGTTGTTGGCTTGCTATAGCGTTTGCATTTGTTAAAGCATTGATACTTGGGTTTTGTCCCATTCTGCCAAATATACCAGATACTCCAAAGTTTAGTGGATCTTTATTCATCTTGTTTTATCTTTGTTTAAATTATAAATTGCTTTTGTCATTACTTTATCCATATATGAAGTGCCAGTTATTATTTTATTTCTACTAGCAACGTTTATATCTTCATGACCAAGCATTATTCTATATATGCGCTGAATTAATTGTTTACCTTTAAATGATATTTTATATATATTATATTTTTGTGTAGTTCTATTTCTATTACGCCACACAACTATCCAATCATTTTGTATTAATTTATTCCACCTACGATTATTCCAACTGTACGTATATGTACCAGCTTTAAAATCTTTTATTGTAAACAAATCAATGCAATCAAGGTATATTAATAATTCTAAATCACTATCGGTTAAATTATTGTTTTTGCAAGCCCATTTGCGTATTACTCGATAGTGTTTCATTAAGTTTAAATCCTTAATATCTTTTGCACTTAATCTCATAAAACAACTACAATATCTTGAGCTTTAATTACACGATAAGATTTTTTATCAATTTCTATTTTATGACCAGCATGACGATCAAAATATATTTTATCATCTTGTTTTAATCCTACAACTTCATCACCTACTGAAACTATACTAGCTTCAACATATCTAATGTCTTCACGTTGGTTTTCTGCAAGAAGTAAACCACCTTTTGTTTTAGTAGTTCCTTCTTTTATTATATTTATTATTAAATTTTTACCTACTGCTTTCATCAACTCTAATATTATTAATTACACAATCTGTTGATAAAATAGTAGTTGCCACTGAAGCTGCATTTTGAAGAGCGCTTTTTGTAACTAACAGTGGATCAATAATACCACTATTAATCATCTTTACCATATTTCCTGTAACAACATCAATACCTTCACCATCTGAACCTGATATTCTATATTCTTCATATCCAGCATTAGCTAGTATTGTTTTATAAGGAGATAATATAGCTCTACCTAAAACTTCTTCACCTACATTTTTTTCTTTTATTTTTAATGCAGCGTTTAGCAAAGCAACACCACCGCCGGGAACAATCCCTTCTTTTATTGCAGCTTTAGTAGCACATATAGCGTCTTCAACTCTATCTTGTTTTTCTTTCAATTCAATATCAGAGTTAGCGCCTACTTTTACTATTGCTATTTTGGCAGCTAACATAGCAAGTCTTTTTTCTAACTTAACTACTTCGTTTGCTGTATTTTTTTTGTTTAATTTATTTTTAATTTCGTGTATTACTTCTTTTACTTCATCAGAAGTATTTTTTACTTGTAATATAGTTTCTTTTTCAGTAGTAATGCTTTTTACACATTTACCTAAATACTCAACTTTAATTAAATCTAAATCATCACCTAAGTCTTCATTTATAATTGTAGCGCCAGTTAGTAAAGATAAATCGTCAAGTAATTGTTTTCTATTAACACCATATGTTGGCGCGTCAACTACATTGATCTTAATATTACCTTTTATTTTATTCATAGCTAGAGCCGATAAAACACCTTTTTCTAAGTCGCCAATAATAAGCAAAGGTTTATTGTTTTTTATTACGTACTCTAGCACTGTTTGAATTTGTCTTATAGAATCTATTTTTGATTCTACTAACAGCACTAATGGATTTTCTAATTCAGCTGACTGATTTTCAGCGTTAGTTATAAAATGCCTATTAGTTAATCCTTTTTCATATTGTGCGCCTTCAACTAGTTTTATTTCTGTTTTACCAATAGCTGACGGCTCCATCATTACTACACCTGTAAGATCTACAGCTCTAAATGCATCAGCAATTAATTTTCCAAGTTCTGGGTCATTGTTTGTTGATATTGTAGCAATGTGATCGATCATATCTCCTTCTACTGAAACAGATATTGATTCTAAATATTTTACAACTTTTTCAACAGCAGAGTTTATACCTTCTTTTAATACTCTTGAATTTGTTTTATCAGCAACTTTATATGCTTCTTGTAATATAGCATGTGCTAAGACTGTTGCAGTGGTAGTACCATCTCCTGCTTGTTGAACTGTTTTACGTGCTGCTTCTTTTAAAAGCGTAGCACCCATGTTTTCTACTGGATCTAACAAAATTACTGAGTCAGCTACTGTTACACCATCTTTTGTAATAATTGGTTTACCTGTTGCATCTTCAAGTAATACACACTTGCCGCTAGCCCCAAGCGTGGAGCTAACAGCTTGTGTAAGTTTTGTTATACCCTTAAATACTTGTTCTCTGGCTGTATCGCCAAAGTTAAGATTTTTAACTATCATTTTATTTGATTTAATTTAATTATTATTTAAAGGTTTTTACGACTTTTGGTCCTTTCAAAAAATCTACTTTTTTAGCATAATGCTCTACTGAACCATCAATAGCTTGCTCTGCTCCTTCAATAGTTTCTCTACGGGTTACGTCGTGCCAAGTATCTTCATTTGGATCTTGGTATTCAGTTTGATAAAAACCGTTAGGTAATTGGGTTATTCTCCAGTTTTTCTTTTCTGCGAGATGTTTCCAAAGGTTAATGGTTTCTTCTGAAATTTGTGGTTGACTATTCCACGATCTAGTCTGGTAATAAAACGTCATAGTTTTAGGTTTTAAGTTTATATTTGGTTTTACGCTCTTAACCGAGCAGGTATATTTCTATTATTACTTGTTTTTTTTATTTTTTACGTAACAGTTAAATTACCAGAGTTATCTACTGTTACTGTATATACTGTTCCGTTTGGAGAAACTAACTGTAATCCATCGCCGGCTGTTGGTATTTTAATACCTGTATTATTAGTTTCAACTTTAATACTGTTTAAATAATATAGTTTTACACCTTGATCATTAAACCTAGCTTGTGGATTAGTTGATCCTTTTATCCAAGTGTCATCTACTGCTTTTATTATTAAATCACCAGTTCCAGTTTCATCAATATAAGAATCACTACCGTCGTGATATATTTTTAAATCACCACCAGTACCTAACGATATTTTAGCATCATCTGGTAAAGATAATTTTTCACTAGGACTATCAGTTCCAATACCTACGTTACCTGAATTATCAACATATAATTGTCCAGTATTATTAGTTTTCAAAAATAGTTTTTCAGTACTACTATTATATGAAACACCAGCAATATCATTATCGGAAGTTCCACCAAGTTCTAATTGTGCTGTTCCAGTATTTGCACTTGTAATAGCTATTGAGGCAATTCCTGATGTATCTTTAACTTGTAATAGTCTACTAGGACTAGTAGTTCCAATACCTATTTTGCCATTATAATTTATTCGCATTCGTTCTGAATTACCAGCTAAAAAACTAACATAACCTCCGGATCCAGAAGAATTTAAAAATAAATTTTGATCACCTACTGATTTTAATTCAGTAAAATTACCGGCTGATACTATTTTAAAATATTTACCAGCTTGATCACTTTGCATTTGAAAATCAGTATCTACAACTCCACTTGCTCCAAGTTCTAAAGTTGTACTAGGACTAGTAGTTCCAATACCTATATTACCAGATAAAGATTGTGTAAAAGCTGTCGGATCAGTAGAAGGCCCAATAAAAAAAGTACCCGCAGCATCTTTAAATATTCTATGACTTGTTGCGTTAGAAGAAGTAAGAGCAACACCATCATTCGAAGTATCTCCTTTTTGCCTAACTAAAAACGTACCTCCAGTACTAGCAACACCTATTCCTCCATTAACCTCTAATTTAGTAGCGGGACTAGTAGTTCCAATACCTACGTTACCCAAATTATTAATACGCATTCTTTCAGTACCACCAGAAGCGCCGCTAGTTTTAAAAGTTATAAGATTATCAGATGAAATAGCCAGTTGTCCATTATTGGCTACAGTTAATCTAGATGATCCGGGGTTTCCAACAGCTGTTGTTCTTTCAATTTCTATACTAGCATTACCATCTTGTGCTATATGCAGCTTTTGACCAGGACTAGTAGTCCCAATACCTAATCTTTTATTTGCATTATCCCAATATAGATCATTATCACCTGTAACAGAGTTTATACCGTTCCAGAAACTAACTTGACCAGTAGCACCTGCACCTTGTACAAATGTTTGATCTATCTTATCCCATTTATCAACACCACCAACTTCTACAAATACAGCCCAGTCACCAACTTCCCAGTCGGTAATACCATCTAAGTTTGTATTACCAGCTACAGATACTACATAGTAATTACCTACAGTACCTGTTCCCGATGCTAATGCTGGAGTATTAGTGCTAGCGTTCCAATTGCCTTGAAACACAAGACCTGCTGGTATACTTGCTATTTGTTGATCAACATATTGTTTTGATGTAGCATGTGCGTTTATAGTAGGAACAAGAGGTATTTCTACTTGACCTTGAAATAACGATGGTAATACAGATTTTGAATTTATTGCCCTTGCTGTACCATTTACAGTAGGCATAGTATCATTTTGTATCTGAAGATAAGAGAAGTCATTTGTTACAGTTCCACCTGTACCATCAAAATCTAATAAATTAACAATAACATCTACAGCGGTACCATTTGTTAATTCTACACTGGTGTGCTGACCTTGCAGGTTTGTTGCTGTAACGTTTGCGCTTTCAACTTTGGCTTGTGTGTTTGCACCAATCATATAACTTACGGTTCCATTAGCTGCAGACGTTGCTCTAGCTA